GGACCCATTCGGCACCAAGGCGCGTGTTGTGCGTTGGGATGAGAGCTTCGCCAGCAAGGTACATGGAGTTAGGTGAGTCAACGGTGAGGCATCGGCTTAGTACGGGAGCTATTTCCTCGAAAGAAACAATCATGCGATGAAAATTTCTAGACGCCTGATTCCCAAAAGGGATAAACCGCTCAGTTTTTCTAGGAAGCTTGAAAAAGTTACGGGTTGGTCTCCACATAATGCGATAAGCAAGTTTACCAGGAGTACGCGTACCGTTTTTAGCAGTCGCGTGAGTCTTTTTTTCCGCCATAGTGGGCTTCTGCCCAAGCGAGCGAGCAAGGAACATGACGCCGTCGGCAAGATTCTTATTAGTATTTGAAAATTCTATATATCCCGATTTAGCGTCAATAAATCCGTCAGAGTCTAGTAGGCCAGCTAAGAGCTCCCAGCGTTGGTCGGCTGAGGCATATAAATATTCAGCAGGGATGTGCTTGGTTCCTGGTACTCCTATTTTTCGTAAGTCAGAGATAAGACCCCTAGCAGTTACAGAACCTGTATTAGGGTGCATTAGTTTTCTATACTTTGGCTCTGTTGGGGTGTATCCTGCAGCCGAAATTGCATCTACGAGGTGACCCATATCATCACGGTGCTGAGTAAAGCCACTAGATGCAGTAGTCCCGTCTCCAAGAAATACCCCAAGTAAATACGGGTCAATAAGTAAATCAGCAATTGGCGTTGAAACATCCCCTGTTACGGGAATTGAGTGGTTGAAGTCGCCTCTGTCGTTGTAGGTAAAAGAATCTACAATTTCCTGAGTGTTGCGTATTTTTGGCCCTACGCCTGTTTCTTGCCTAACGTAATTTATGGTCGAGTGAAGATTTCTGCCAGCTTGCATGTGAGGGGCGAGGGCCTGTCTACAAACTCCAAGCTTGGTTGCAGCTTTCCTAACCGACATCCCAGCGCCCACAAGTTCAAAAGCGCGGTCAATAGTAGACACGGAAATGCGAGACCCTAATCTCAGGCGAGAAATCGTGGACTTCCATTGAGGCCAGTTATCGGGAAGGCCTTTGGCCCCGCCGACATTTCGGTTATAGGCTTTCCTGTCCGAGTGGGTCCATGTTACCCATTGGTGCTCTTCACCTGCGTCCAAGGTAGTGCCGTCTGAAAAAGTCAAACGAAACATCCTCTTGGGTATATCAGGGACGTGAGCTTGCAGTACTTTAGTGGGCTTACCATTCTCATCAAAAATGGTGTCGCCCGTTTGAATGTCCCCGATAGTTTTGAAGTATGTAGACGTACCATCTGTATAGAGTATTGGAGTGGACATCTCCAAAAATTTCCCAAATCCACGCCCAGCCATAATTAGCCATACGTTCCAGTCGTCACCTTCGGGTGCTAACTGCTCAGGGCGGGCCCAAACGTTCCAGTCCCACATGAGGTGGTCCATGTCCATATCAGCAAGGACAGCCTGTTGCTCCTCTATGGGCAAAAGCGCAATAAGCTCCATCAAACTTTTGCCCATAGGTCACCTACTTCTTTGAGTTACGTTGCAAACTTCTCTGAACTCCATAATACAGGGGTGCAGCTGAGCTGAGTCCTAGTTCCTTTGCCAAGTTAGAAAGAGAGATACCGTTCTGATATTCCTCGGCCAACTGGTCGTGATACAGGTCTCCGTCTTTTTTACGGGCAGAAGTCACTCGAGACGCGGCTGATTTGATGTCCTGATTTTTTACGCGAACCTTTGGCCTGAAAGCTGACACAGTAATGTCATTCATAACAACGCGACGGCGAACTCCCGCATACGCTACTTCTAGTTTCTTTGCAAGCAAAGGAAGACTTCCACCTTTGTTGTAAAACTCTGTGAGCAATCGGGTGTACTCCCTGCTTGCTTCGTGGGCTGGCGAGGACTGGTTACGAGCACCATACGCCTGCTTTGCCTGAGGTAGTATAGGCACAATCATTGTTGCGTATTCTTCTACGAGCTCATAGCTCATGTCATTCTCCATCTATGTCTTTGTATCCCAGATTGTCTACTTTCAAGATTATCATACGTAAGTCCCTAAACCTAATCTATAACCTTAAGGTTTACCGCATGTATTATCGCGTGTCAGTTCCGAAAAGTTGTATCATTTACTTATGGACTTTTTAATTATTCTTTTGATTGTGGCTGGGGTGCTGGCAATTCTGTGGGTTCTGTTATTGGTAATGTCTGGACTTGTTTTGCTCTCGGCGGTTGCTAAGTTGAAAGACGACTGGCTAGTCTCAGTGCGTGACCTGGATAAAAAGTCCTGAGCTAGACAACATCAGTGACTTCTTTAGAGAATGCCACAAAGACGTATCGAACAGTACTTGCGTACCACTCTTTACCTTTGTTAGTTGTTGGGACTCCCTCTTTGTTCAGCTTCTGAGCTATAACGTTAAAAGAAAGACCAGCGTTTCTTTCATTCCAAATTCTTTGCTTTAGGTCTATGTCCAGTACTGACTTAGGGCCAATGTCAACTCCCCAGACTTTGCCGTTGTCACGTCGGTCTTGATGCACGTCCTTCTGGCGTAGAGAAATCATTCCTCTTTCCATCTCGGCCATGGCTGACATTATTGTGACGACGAATCTTCCTTGGTATGTGGCAGTGTCTAGCCCAAGGTCAAGCAGGGCTAATCGCCATTCATACTTATGAGAACGGTCAACAATGCTGAGGAAGTCTCGAGTGGAGCGAGCGAGTCGGTCCAACCTTGTGACATACATAGCCTGAGCAAGCCCAGAGTCAAGTTCTTCCAGTGCCTTCTTCAACACTGGCCTACCCTGAATACTCTTCCCTGAGCGCCCCTCTTCTCTAAGAATTACAGGCGTATAGCCAGCCAACTCGGCAGCAGCGATTAGCTGCGTCTCCTGAGCTCCAAGACTCATACCGTCTGCTGCTTGCATTTGGGTTGATACTCGTGCATAGCAGTAAGCAATGCCTTCAGTCATTACGGGGCGACTCTTCCGTTCGCAACGAAAGACTTGTGAGTCAATGGCATGAGCTCCTCGAAGATGGCTTCGTATTTCTCTGCGACTATCTCAATCTCGCGCTGTGGGTATGACGGAAACCTTTGGCCTTCTACGTTGCGACGCAGTGACAAAAAGTTCATAAGAGCGCGGGCGTTCATGGTGACGTATGCCGATGAGTAAATGGTTGTGGGCAGAACTGCTCTGGCCACCTCTCGGGCAACTCCCGCGTCCAGCATCCCTGTGTATTCTGCGTAAGCACTTTCGCAGGAAGTAACAAAGCTGTTAGACACAACTTCGTACTGCTCAGGGGTGCCTGCACTAAATACGTAAGCTCCTGGCTTGCCAGTCTGGATAAGGTTGCGAGATACGTCTGGAACGTAGAACTCTGCCTCTAGCTTCTTGTATCGTCCCGACTCTTCGTTGTAGCTAGCCATGCGGTGACGCATGTGCTCTCTCCAAACAAAAATAGGGGCTTTTACATAAAAAGTAAAGACAGAGTGCTCGAAAGGAGAACCGTGACGGTCGCGAACCAGCCAGTTGATTAGACCAGCTTGCCTGTCTGACGCGTCCTCGGAGAACCCCTCGTTGCCGTGAAATGAGCGCTCGCCTTGGGTTGAAACCTTGGCAGCGAAGATTACATCGGCATCTGACGCACTGTGCTTGACCAGTTCTACGGTCATGTCTGAGTTAAAGATTGTCATTAGTTCCTAATCTACCGAGTGCATCTTAAAAAAGCTTTTCTTGTCTTCGCTCTTCTTATTCTTCGCTTTGCCTAAGGTTACGAAGAGGCTTTTGACCAAACCGTAGACCAAAACAATGGCGATGATGCCAATAGCGAGGACCAAAATAGAGCCGAGCAGGAACATACCTAGCTCAAATGCAAACTCGAATGGTGCTTTCCAATTGATACTCATAATTACCTTCTTTCTGTCGTTTAACTAGACTATATCATACAGTGTTATGTCTAAAACTGTATTACTTATTTGTATTATACCTAATGTTCATTTGGAGTTCGTACAATTTAGGCACTTTGCCCAGTAAATACAAGGAAAATGCCCCTATAAAACTTCGTGCAAAACCCGTTTTTTCGGGCTCACTCTCCCTGTGAAGTCAAAGCAATAGATAGGGCTTTTTGCTTAGCTTTAGCACGCTTACGTTCTCTTGCGTCAGTATTCTTTAGAGGTGCACAGAGAGTACATCGACAGTTTCTCATACCTGTCTTGCCACCTCCGTGCCCAACGGAAGACGCCTTAATGGTTTTCTCTTTGTGACATGGAACGCATAAAAGTTGGCACTTTAAGCTCTCTGCTCGGATAACATCCATGCTCGCACTAGTGAGCCTTTTGGATATGGGGAAGGATTTGTTTTCGGGGTCGATATGGTCAAACTCCAAATCACTTGTCTTGGCGCACTTAACGCACTTTCCGCCCATTTCTAAAATAAGCAATTCTCTGCGCTCGCGATAGCGATTAGCTAAATACTCACGCATGTATGCGTTGTAGTCTTCTCTGTCCTTTTTCGGCATTTTTCGCGCTCACACTCCGTTAACGTATTGAGGAGAAGTCACTTCTGCCATAGACCTCAGTTGGTCAAAGGGAACTCTCCAACGGCGCTTGCTAGATATCTGGGTAAGCTCAAAAGTGGACTGTCGGCAGTCAGAGCCCCACATCCACCCAACCGCTGTGTAGGGAGGAGATACGTTATCTCTGTCCCTCGGCTTCATATCTTCGAGCCCGCCAACAAGGAGTACATAAGCAACATCTATGTCGTCGCCTTCTTCATGCCTCAGGGACCAAGTCGAGTCGTCCACCCTTTTATTGGTGAAGCAGTACCTAATCTCGTAGGGGGGAACATCTGCAGCGGACTTCCACTTGTTTACGTGGGGAACAAAATCACTAAGACCAACCATTCGAGCAAAGGCCATTTCAGAGCCAGCAGCAACTGAGTGTTGCCAAATCTCTGCAACGTCTCCTTGGGAGTATCTTCGATTAGCTTCGGGCCTTGCGAGGTAGGGCTCTTGGCGTTCAAAGCCAACGCGAGCGCAAGTTGCTTCTTCTTGAGGGGTCAGGGAGTAGCTCCACTGAGAACTGTCATTTGTCATATAATAGATACTACACCACAAAACTCGTTTTTTCGCGCTCTCACTCCGTAAAGAGAATCTTCCAGAGAAATAGGGGAGTTTAGGTGTGGGGGGAGTGTGGAGGCGGAGGTGCCAGACCAATCGAGAAATCCCAATCCATGCTTCCTGGCACCTCCCCTAGATACGTTTTCCGACCTCCTCACGGTTGTCTTCGGTTTACCTAGCAGAGAAGAAACACAACCGACCGTCCAATTACGCAGTGGTTGTGCATGCCTCCACACCGACTATCTTAGCGGTACTCGTAAGTTCAAAAGCCGTTTTTTCGCGCTTCCGCTCCGACAGAGAAAAAGGAAGGATAGAAATGAGTTATGGTTAGGTATGGCTAATTTTGGGTGGTGCGCAACGGGACATCACGCTGGCTGTAGAGTTGAGTTTGAAAACTGGGCCGTAAAAGGCGAAATGACTAAGTGCGAATGTGAGTGCCATGGGAACCGAGAAGCAGCCGAGGAACATGATAGAGGAGCAGATTTACCAGCAGGGGGTGCAGGACGAAAAAAGAAGAATTCTGGGCCTACTGATGCTGGACCTGCTTCTACTAAAGATGAACAGTCCTGAGCAGTTTGTGAACAGAGCCGTTCAAATGATTGAGCAAGAAGACAGATTTAACTAGAGCGCCTTTGAATGCCAGTAACGCGAGCAAGCTCCAACGTTGCGTAGGCTTGAGCAATTTGAGCGTAGTGCAACCCGACATCGTAGCCCGCAGCAGTTTCAGCTCGGATAAGGTACTCAACGGATTTGCCCTTAAAAGATGCTAATGACATCCTCTCTTCGAACTGTCTGGCGTCTCGTTCTTTTCCGTCGTACTCGTAGTCATCCATACAACTCAGCATACACCCGATAAGATTGGGTTAATGATTTACGAATGGAAACTAGACGGGGTAACCCGAAACTTTGGTGACGCTTTGCCAGAAGTGTTCCTTGACCCCTTGAAGCACCACGAATGGTCTTTGGACCCTAGCAGTGTGCACTTTCCTATTGGAAGTGTCATAAGCAACACGCACCTTAAGCTTGCTGCCGATGCTGGGAAAATTGCCGTCTTTCACCGCTGTGGCTGGAGAGGCGAAAGCTTGGACCCAGAGTTGCTAGAGACTGCAGAGTTTGATGGAGTACGAGGCCCAAACACTCAAGCGGAACTTAGAAAGCACGGGATTGAAACTGAAATTACCTTAGACCCCGCATACATGCTTCCAGGAATCTACCCTAAGTCTTCGCCTAATGGTCTTGCGTTTGCAGTACGGCACATTCTGGACAAGTCGGATTACAACGTCAATTCGATACACGAGCTAGGCGCAGACGCACTTTTTAGCCCCGTTGTCGAGGACCGCGCAGACATTATGGCTTTCATAGATAAAGTCTCTGGAGCAAGGTTTGTTTTGGCAGGCTCAATGCATGCGGCGATTGTTGCGCACGCCTACGAAGTTCCGTTCGCTCTTTTGGGTGGAGAGTACATAGACTGCGAGCCTAAGTGGGCCGATTGGCTGAACTCTGTAGGAGTCACCGACGTCAGGTTCGTGCATAATGTTAAAGACGGCAGAGAGTGGTACAGGTCTGCTCTCGGAACCAGAATGTGATTTTTCGCGCTCCCACCCCGTAAAAAGAGGAAACCATGGAACCAGATATGATTTGGCAAAGCCAGATAGAGAATTACTCAGTAGTTATTGAGTCAATAGGCGAGAACATGTGGCGAGGTAATCTAAAGATTTATAATTCCGAAGGAGAGCTTCGGTATCAACGCGAAGTAAGTGTGAAGCGTGGATTGGAAGTTGGCGGAGATACAGACAACTTTCGCGA